GAAAATCATCACCATAGGTTAAGAGCATTGTTTCTTCGAAAAAACTAGTCTCCTTTAATGCAGGTATTGTATAATAAATGTACATCTGCATGAGCACAGCTCTCAATGAATTATCTTCTGCGGTGCCATATTTCCCACTAGGTTGAAGCCCAGGTTTGGAAAAGATGTCACAATTCATATGTACTAAAGTAAATAGTGCATCAGACAAAATACCTTCTGTCATATTCAAAGCCTTGGTGTTGTATCCAAAAGCTCTTAATACTCTAAGTATGACGCTTGCTGCTGCATGACCGATCCCAAATGGATTGTTCACGTCAAAATCAGAATAATCTCCTTCAATGATATCATCAGAAAAGGCTTTCATTTGCTCATAAATGGCATCTGCATCTGAATGCATGTTCGTACCGACAGAAGTGCGAAAGATCTCACCATCTTCAACCATCATAGTATAAAAAGGAGCAAGGAACATTCGACTGACAATAAGATTGTCAAGGGAAGTCATATAAAAAACACGAATCTTACCAATGGCATTCTTTTTAGCTTCTCTAGGTTCATCTTTAAGTGATGTCCCGTAAATAAAATTTGCGGAATCTCCATTCTCATACGTTTCAAGTATTTCATTGATACGTGTTTTAAGTTCATGGGTAGCTTCGCGAATATTATCTTCTTCGTGAACAATGGGAATATGGGGATTTTTAGCACCATAACCATAACCGCCAGAAGTGGAAGCATTAATTCTGCGGAGATAAGCATCATGTTCGTGACCGTTAACTGCTGTTTGAATATCCAAAGGAGCTAAACTATAATCATCGCCATGTTTGGCTTTAATCATAGATATAATCCGTTCTGAATACTCTTTTACAATTCGGTCAACAATTCTCATGTTTAGTGGTGGAGATGTTTGATTGACCTTCTTGAGTGAAAGGTTCCAAGGTGAAATATATTCTCCTTCAACCAATCGGGGTTTCAAAGTGGGCACCACAAAATGTTCATCGGGTTTGAAGTCAATTGTGTCAAATATTGCATCAAGCGAACCATATAAGCTCGACTTAACGATATTACTCCTGTTGTTCATAAAAACGGGCTTTCCCGTGGAACCTAAGTAATTGATATAAGGCAAATGTTCAAATCTAAATGGTGATTTTAAGCCAGGGAGACATAAAGACTCAGATTTTAAGACAGAAGCTGAAAAGACTTCCAACATGTCTTTTTTACTCTTGAGTTTCTCAACGGCTTCCTTGACATCAGAATACATAATTGCAACCCCAATGCGAGTTTCACAATCTTTGTTTCCAGCGCAATGTATTCCTACAATAGAACAACCGGAACGTGTGACCGCCCCCACAAGAGGGACACCACACATCCCGTCAACATATCCACGTTCATAGCGAATAAAACCGTTAATTGTGACGTCCGAAAAGTTATCATGTACATTAATTGTATCTTCATGGTAAACCATAGTGCTCTCGACACTCCCTACAG